GCCGCGTGCTGGTGGGCGACTTCTCGCAAATGGTTATCGGTGAGTGGGGCGCTACCGAAGTGCTGGCCAACCCATATGCCGCTGGCTACTACGAAAAGGGCGATGTGCAGTTGCGCATCATGCACACCATGGATGCCGTGGTGCGCCATCCAAAGGCGTTCGTGGTGGCTGACGACATGACCATCTAAAAGGACGCGACATGTTGGAACTACGCGGACACGGCACGCTTAAAGCGACCGGCAACAAAACATTGCACGGCATCGCCGCCGTGTTCAATTCCGAAGCCAACCTGGGCACATTCTCCGAAGTGATCCGCCCCGGTGCTTTCGCCAAATCGCTGGCGACGGGTTCCAACATTCGCGCCCTCTATCACCACGATGGCAGTGCATTGCTGGGCACCACCCGAGGCGGCACCTTGCAACTACGGGAAACGCCGCAGGGCCTTGCGTTTGAGCTGGCCTTGCCCGACACCACCCATGGGCGTGATCTGGCCATCCTGGTGGATCGTGGGGACGTTGCCGGGTGTTCCTTCGGGTTCCGCGTGCCAGACGGGGGCGACCGCTGGGAGGAACGAGGTTCGACCCTTGTGCGTGAACTGCTGGCCGTTGACCTGGTGGAAATCACCTTGACGTCAGACCCGGCATATCAGGACACAACGGTAGCCCTGCGAAACATGCCTATCACCCAGTCCTTTTGGGACATGAACGCCGCATGGCTGAAAACCACATGAGCATCATCACCCGAATCAAAAGCGCCATCGGCCTGGAGGAACGCTCCGTGCTGGGTGTGAATGGCTGGCCTGTGCCGCTGTCTGCCACCAGCGTGACGCCTGACACTGCCCAATCAGTCTCTGCTGTCTATGCCTGTGTGCAGGCCATCGCTGAGACCACCGCATCCCTGCCGCTGATCCTGTTCCGCCGCGGTGAAGATGGCGACAGGGAACGCGCCGCAGACCACCCGCTGTACCGCGTACTGCATGACATGGCAAACCCCGAGCAAACTGCTCTGGAGTTCCGGGAATACATGCAGGCCGCCGTGCTGCTCAAGGGCAACGCCTTTGCCCGGATTGTCCGAGGCTATGACGGCCAGGTGCGTGAACTGTGGCCACTCAATCCCGACAATGTGCAGGTTCGTCGGACGCCTTCGGGCCTGGTGTATGAGCACAGCAAAGAAGGCGTATTGACCCGCCTGCTATCTCATGAGGTGCTGCACTTGCGC